TCTACTTATGTATCCCAAGGAAGCCCTGCTCAGGGCGATTTACCCGAATCCGCAGCAGCGGTGGGCGATCCATCGGGACCGCGTGAGATACCGCCGCGCCTGATATCTGGGTTACCGACGTCGGCCACCTACGGGCACGAGGTCGCTGACATTGCCGAGAAATACTTAGGCATTACGCTCATGCCGTGGCAGCGGTTAGCCGTCGATGGGCAGCTGCAGCACGACGACCAGGGCGACCTCGAATATCGCCGATCCCTTGTATCCGTTGCCCGTCAGAATGGAAAGACGGTCGCGCTACGGGCGATGATCCTATGGGCATTGACGCGCGAGCCCGAACGCCGGGGCGAGCCGGTGCTGGTTATTTCCACCGCGCATAAACTGGACCTCGCCACTGAAATCTTTGAGTCGCTTGCCCCCATCATTGTCAAAGAGTGGGGCGCGAAGGCCAAACATTCATACGGCCGCAGCGAGATCATCATGCCCGGTGGTAGCCGGTGGCTTGTGCAAGCGGCGACCCCTGCCAACTTCCACGGGTTCAGCCCCCACTACATTTTCGCCGACGAGATATGGAACATCAGCCGGGAGGTTCTACTGAACGGCGCGATCCCATCCCAGCGCGTCATGCGGTCGCCGCTGCTCTCATGCTGGTCCACGGCGGGCACTGAGGAATCAGACGCCATGACCCAGATGAGAGAGGAAGGCATTCGCGCCATTGACGAGGGCAAGCGCACGAAGCTATTCATGGCCGAGTGGTCGTGTCCCCCAGGCGTCGACTACATGGCACGGCCGGACCTCTGGCCTATGGCGAACCCGGCAATTGGCTACACGCTGGACCCTGCCGTACTGGCCGACGAATCTGAGCAGATTGACAAAGGCGCATTCCTTCGCGCATCGCTTAACGTCTGGGTGACCACCGTCAATAGCTGGTTGGCACCCGGGGTGTTTGACGCCCTCGAGGTTCCCGACATTCCGGCCGGTGGTGTGCTGGCAATAGATTCGTCAATAGATGAGGCCTTGTATTCCGGCGTGCGCGCGGTCGAGCTGGAGGACGGGCGCATAGGCGTGACGGTTGCCTTCGTCGCCGATAGCCTGGCGTCATGTTGGGAGCAGGTCGAACACGAAGCGGCCGGGTGTGCAAGTGTTGCCATGCCGCCGAATATGTTCGACATTGCCCCGGTGTCGCTCGCGCGTAAGAAAGTGCAGGTGGGCTATGGGGAGATACAAACCCACACCTCCACTGTGCGAAGCCTTATTAACGAAGGCCGCCTGGTGCATACGGGTGAGGAAATGTTGCGCGAGCATGTAGGCCGTGCCGTAGGTGTCGAAACGCGAAACGGCTACGCCATTGTAAGTCAGCGTTCGCCAGGTCCTATTACTATGGCGCGTTGCATGGTGTGGGCGGCGTCAATCATTGCGAAGCCCGTGACGCGCAAAAAGCCACAGATAGCATTCGCCGGAAGGTGACGCATACGCGCCCGCGCGTTTAGCAGGTAACGTGTAACCGCGTGGCCGTCGGTTTCATTCCCTTGGCTGGCGGCCACGCACCCTTGTATTTCGCCGACGTATAAGGGATGCTTATGTCATGGACCTATTCCGCCCGAAGGTGAAGGCCATACCCGCGATGGGCACCGCTCCCATTGCCGCCGCCGCGGGCGCGCCGCAGCGGTCCCAGAACTTTATCGGCTTCCAGACAGGCGCAGCCGAAACGGCCGCTATGTCGGTGCCGTCAGTCACCCGGGCTATTAGCCTGCTATCCACTGTCGTGAGTACGCTTGACCTACGCAGTTACACACTGCAATGGACGGGCCAGCGTTACGAGAAGCTTTACATCGAGGGCGAATCATGGATGACCAGGCCGAACCCGACTGAGGCCCGTAACTTCACCCTCTCGGTAACGTGCCGCGACCTCATCATGCAGGGCCGCGCGTTCTGGGTTGTCACTTCGCGCTATGCGAACGGCTTTCCGGCAACCTTTCAATGGCTCCCGGCCGCGAACATTGAAACGCCGAATAACCAAGGCCCGCAGTGGTTCGGCACCCCGGGCGTCGTCATGTTTAACGGCGTCGAACTTAACATCGCCGACGTAGTGTGTTTCCTGTCAGGGTCGCAAGGCATTGTGTACACCGGTCGCCGCGCAGTGCAGTGTGCAATCCGACTGGACCAGGCGGCTGAGCGGTTCGCCAGTAATGAGATTGCAGCGGGCTACCTGCAGCAGACTGGCGGGGAACCTATGTCGTCGGAGGAGCTGGGCGAACTCGCCGCGTCATGGTCATCGAGCCGCCGTGAGAATGCCATTGGCGCATTGTCTGAGGGAATCACCTTTACGGAATTCGCCAGCGACCCGTCAAAATTGCAACTGGTCGAAGGCCGCGAGTATTCGGCGAAAGACATTTCGCGGCTTATGGATATCCCCGCCTACCTGCTCGCCGTAGACCAGTCCGGCATGACCTACTCCAATGCACAAGAGGCCCGCCGCGACCTCATCGAATTCGGCGCGCGCCCGCTGCTGCACGCAATCGCGGAACGTCTGTCGATGGACGACGTACTGCCCCGGGGGCGACATGTCGAATTCGACACAGAGGGCTACATCGGCGACCTTCAGCCGGAAATGGTGCCGCCAGACGCGGTGCCGAACGCTGACCCTATAGGAGTGATCCCAGGATGATTCGCTTTGATGCAGACGCCACGCTCATCACCGCACAGGCCGGTGACGCTACGCAGCCCGCCCGCATCAGCGGGCTAGCAGTGCCGTGGGATGTAGTGGCGACCGTCTCGGACGGGACCGCCGTGCAATTCGCCAGGGGCGCGTTCGACGTAACCCAGAAGGCCGCGAAGCTTATTGAGAACCACGATATGAGTCAGCTTCGTGGCGTCGTGAGTACGCTTACCGATTCCCCGCAGGGCCTTGAATTTGAGGCCACACTGGCCGACACGCGCGCGAGCCGTGACGCCGTGGCCCTGCTGCAGGCCGGGGCCTACGATTCCGTGAGCGTCGGCGCTGAGCCCATCACCTTCACGACTGACGCCGATGGCGTTATGACCGTGACGAAAGCGATGCTTAGGGAGCTGAGTTTAGTAGCGCAGCCTGCCTACGTCGATGCAGTAATCACCAACGTCGCGGCAACCAGCCCCGACCCCGATCCAGAACCAGACACAGAGGAGCAGGAAATGTCCGACGCCGTAACGGCTGAGCCCATTGCGGCAGAGGCCACCATCCCGACTAATCCGATTATCTACGCAGAGGCTAAGCGCCCGTTTCTCATGCCTTCGCCGGCCGAATACATTTCGGCAATGTTGAGCGATCCCGCAAGGTTTGCAGACATGCAGGCGGGCATTCAGGCCGCAGCTCCCGACGTCATCACCACCGACACCCCGGGCATCCTGCCGCTGCCAATCGTGCAGCCGGTTTACAACAACTTTCGCGGCAACCGTCCCGTCATTGACGCTATCGGTGCCCGCGCCCTGCCCGGTGGCGGTTCGACGTTCATTCGTCCGAAGGTCACGACCCACACCAGCATCGCGCAGCAGTCAACGCAGAACACCACCATCGAGGACGGCACGCTGGTCGTCGATGACATCACAGTCCAGAAGCTGTCGTTTGCGGGTTACGTTACCCTGAGCGAACAGGTCATCGACTGGACTCAGCCAGAGGTTATCGGCGTCGTGCTTGACGATATGGCGCGCATTTACGCCAACACCACCGACAACTATGCGGCCGACACGCTTGTGTCCGGTAGCACCGAGACAGTGGCATTCGGTAACGACGCCACGAACCCGGCACAGTGGGCCGAGTTTGTGTCCACTGCCGCCCAGGACATTCTGACCAACAGCAACGGCAACCTGCCCACGCACCTGTTCGTGTCTCCGAATATGTGGGGCTACCTGCTCGGGCTTGTGGACACTGCCGGGCGTCCGTTGTTCCCGCAGCTCGGCCCCATGAACGCCTACGGCGATCTGACCGTGACTGAGGCAATGGGTATGGCCTTTGGCCTCCGGGTTGTGGTCGACCGCAACTTCGCCAGTGACACCGTAATCGTGGGTAACGCTGAGGGCTTTGAGGTCTACGAGCAGCAGAAGGGCGCAATTGCAGTGGACGTACCTTCCACGCTCTCGCGCACCATTGCCTTCAGGGGTTACCTGTCGGCCGTCATGATCGACGCCGATAAGTTTATTAAGGCGACCTTCTAGACCGTTCTAGGCCACCTGCCCCATGTCCGAATACTCAATTACTCACGCGCAGCGCATAGATGACTATGCCGTTATTCAGACGCTAGAGGTGACTGAGATTGGCACGGGGCAGGTGGTTGATGTTTCGGACGTTGCCGGGTTCAATGGCACGTTCGTGGTGCAGGCCGTCCCGACGTATCTCTATTTAGGCGTAAACCCTGAGGGCGATTGGCTTTTTGACCCTGAAATCATCCTGCCGAATCAGCTCCTGTATTACTCAGCAGGTGCCGACGTCGCCCGGGATGCAGTCATTCCATCGGGCACGCTTACGTTCACTCCCGTATGCACCTGGGCAAGTGACCAAGACGTCCTTGACTGGCTAGGGATTGACCCTGCCACGCCAAACGATGAGGCTTTCGTCACGGTGGCGACGAACGCCGGTAACGCTTTCGCCTATCGGCGGCGCAGGGAATCTGGCTACTTTGACTCTCTCACCACGGTCCCCGGGCCCGACGTTCTACTGGGCACGATCATGATGGGCGCAGCGCTTTACCGTGAGCGCGGTTCCGTAGATTCCTACGCGTCCTTCGACCAGATGGGCGGGCAGGTTCCCTTCGGCACCCACGGGCAGATCAACAAGCTGCTGGGCGTGAACCGGGCGCAGGTCGCATGAGCGCTACGGGCATTTTCGCAGAGGCCCAGGCGACACTTGCGGCCAGTCTCACGGCTCTCGGGCTTGCCGTCGTGACTGATTCGCGGAACGCGCGGCCTATGTCTGTCGTCATTGAGCCGCCGACGTTCACCTGCTTTAACTCCAACATCGCAGACATTACGTTTCGTCTGCGAATTCTTGCCGCGCCGCCCGGAAACTCCGACGCGGCCGACTACCTGATGACGACTGCCGACACCATCATGGATTCGGAAATCAGCGTCATCAGCGGCACGCCGTCTATGACGGCAATTGGCGGGCAGGATATCCCGTCATTCGATCTCACCATTCGCGTTTCAACCATGAGGAGCTAGACAGTGGCCACGACCACCTATCTTTCACAGCCGCACAGCATCACCATCGGTGGGGTGGACCTCACTGACCAGTGTTCGTCCATTACCTTCACGCTGGGTTCTAACCCGCTCACCTCGACCGCGTTCGGCGACCTCGGCGAGCGTATGGTCGCGGGCCTTCAGACCGTTGACGGTTCCGTCACGCTTTACGCTTCGTATGGCGCTGGCGAGGTCGAGGCCACGCTAAACGCTGAGGTCGGACAGGGTGACACCAGCATCGTCGTTACTCACGCCGCAGGCGCAATCAGCGCGAGCAACCCGGAATACACGATCACGAACACCATGATCGCCGACATTCCGACCGCGCAGACCGTGGGCGAGCTTCAGGTGTACGAAGTGTCGTTCTCGGGCGGCACCTGGGCACGCGACATTACGCCGTAAGCGTCGTTTATCAACTAAGGGGAAAAGATGGAACTGCACATTC